CAACAGTTGATCTTTCTATCGCCCAAACTGGCAACACGCCACGTGGTCGTAAACCTTACTATGTCCAGAACTCTGTCAATTTTGCGACAGCCGCATCTAGCAAAGGTACTGCACTTGCAGCATCTGACGTTATTCAGGCTATTACCGTTCCAGCTAACACACTGATCCTTCATGCAGGATTTGAGGTGACTACTGCTCACGCAGGTACGTCTACCGATACTGCATTTGACTTTGGTGTAACGGGTGGTGACGTTGATAACTTTGTTGACGGCTTTGACTTTGACGGTGCATCAGTTGGTGATTACTCACCACAAGCAGCAGCCTTTAATCCTGTAATTGTGGGTGGAACAGCAGATACAATTGATATCCTGCTCCAAGCAATGACAGGTACGACTACTGCAGGTGTGGTGCGTTGTTACGCTGTCCTGATGGACATTGACGATGTTGGCTCCCTTGGTGCTGACGAAGTAGACCGTGACCAACTTGCATAACTAATACGGGGGGCGGCATAAGCTGCCCTCCCAACTCTTTTAAGGATGGATAATGGCTGAAACATTTCTTACATTAACAAATAAAGTGTTAGTTAAATTAAACGAAGTAGAGTTAACTTCTGCTAATTTTACTTCAGCACGGGGTGTTCAAGTACAAGCACAAAACGCTGTTAATGAAGCCATTCGTTATATTAATCAACGTGAATTTAATTACCCATTTAATCACTCTACTAAAACTGAAACATTAGTTCCGGGTACTGTTCGTTATAGTATTCCAACAGATGCTAAGTCAGTAGACTACAATACATTTAGAATAGTTAAAGATAGTGATAACGCTATCTCTGGCGGCAGATTAGATAAACTAGATTACAATGAATATATAAATCATTTTATTACACAAGAAGACGAGATTACAACAACAACATTAAACGGTTCACATTCTGATTCTGTGACGACACTAACGCTAACATCAACAACAGGCTTTGACTCTACGGGCAAAGTATATATTGGTAGTGAGATTATAACTTACACTGGCATATTAGGTAATGATCTTACTGGCTGTACTCGTGGAGCAGAAAGCACAACAGCGGCAGCACATGCAAGCGGTGTTCAAGTAGCACAGTTTGATTCAGGTGACGCTCCATCTTTTGTGTCCAGAACACTAGATAATAATTATTTGTTATATCCATACCCAGATAAAGAATTTACACTAAAGTATGATTATTTTACTTTTCCTAGCGACTTGTCTGCACATGGAGATACTACATCTATACCTGACAGATTTACACCTATAGTTATAGATGGTGCTGTATCTTATATATATCAGTATCGTGGTGAGTCACAACAATATGGCATTGCTTTTGCTAGATTTGAACAAGGCATTAAAAATATGCAGACACTCTTAGTAAATAAGTTTGAGTACGTTCGTTCAACATACATACCATATACAGGAAACTCAAGAAGTTCTAGCAATGTAAGGGCTAACTAATGTCAACAACACAACCTAGTGCTTTTAACTGCGAAGGCGGCTTGATACTAAATCGTTCTACGTTCTTGATGCAACCGGGTGAGGCATTAGAACTACGTAACTTTGAGCCTGACATTGAAGGTGGGTATAGAAGGATTAACGGGTTCTCTAAGTACGTATCTGCAGTAGTGCCACACACCTCATCATCTTCTGAAAAAATTCTTATGGTAGCTACGTTTGGTAGCAATGTTTTAGCAGCTAGAGGAACAAGTATATTTAGTGCAACTCCGGGTGGTTCTTCTTGGACAAGCAGGGATAGCGGCAGAACTAGCGCAGGTAAGTATAACTTTGAACGCTTTAACTTTGATGGCACAGATAAAATAATAGTAGTAGATGGTGCAAATGCACCTACAGTATTTAATAGTTCTTTAGCCGCAACTGATGTAAGTGAGAGTGATGTAGCAGGTGCTAAGTTTGTTGCGGCATTTAAAAATCACATGTTTTATGCTGGCAAATCTAGCATACCACAGACTGTAGTATTTAGTCAGCCAGCAGACGAAGATGCTTTTAACAGTGGTTCTGGTGCTGGTACTATCAATGTAGACGACACTATAACAGGACTTAAAGTTTTCCGTGAAGATTTGTTTATCTTTTGTGAAACTCGTATATTTAAACTAAGCGGTACATCAAGTTCTAATTTTGCTATAGTTCCTGTTACACGTGATATTGGCTGTATAAATGGCGACACTATTCAGGAATTTGCTGGTGATCTTATTTTTCTTGGCCCTGACGGGTTGCGTACAATTGCAGGTACGGCAAGGATTGGTGACGTGGAATTGGGAACTATAAGTTCTAATGTACAGTCTATATTTAACGATAACATTAGTAGCGCATCAGAATTTGACTCCGTAGTTATTCCAGATAAAACACAGTATCGTATATTTTTTACAAAGTCTGGAACTGCTGAAACTGTAACAAAAGGTGTTATCTGTGTTCTTAAAGGTCAAAGGTTTGAGTTTTCAGAACTGCAAGGAATAAAACCAGCAAGCACAGATCACTTTGTTTCTGCTGGTGATGTAATTGTTTTACACGGTGCTTATGAAACAGGTTATGTATATAGACAAGAGTCTGGCAATACGTTTGATGGCACTGTAATATTTGGTAGATATAGAAGTCCTGACTTAACATTAGCTGACCCCGGCATTAGAAAACATATGCAAAGGGTTATTATAAACTATAAACCTGAAGCTGCTATTAACTCTAACTTGCTTGTTAGATACGACTACGAATCAGCAGATTCATCAAGACCTGCAGCTTATCCTTTAGACTCTGAAGATGTTGTTGCTATATATGGAACATCCGTATACGGAACACCTATCTACGGTGGTGCATCGCAGCCGCTAGTAAGACAGTCTGTAGAGGGTTCTGGGTTTGCTATAGCACTAAGAGTAGAAGATAGTGCAGAAACAGCACCGTACTCATTAAAAGGATTTCAATTAGAATATCAGCTAGGAGAGAGAAGATAAATGGGTGACACGTATACTAGGCAGTCCTCCTACACTGACGGAGATGTTATCACTGCCGCACACACCAATAATGAGTTTAATCAGCTTCTTGCGGCGTTTGCTGCCAGCACAGGCCATACACACGATGGCACTGCTGCTGAAGGTGGACCTATTACTAAACTGCTAGGCAATGCACTAACTTTTGGTGCGGGTACTGCTGGCACAGATATTACTATTACCTTTGATGGTGAAACCAGTGACGGTGAATTAAAATGGATGGAAGACGAAGACTACTTTGAGTTTTCGGATGACATACTTATAGCTAGTACAGAAAAAATACAGTTTGGTGATACTGCATCTTTTATACAACAATCATCTGATGGGGTTTTACGTATAGATGGTGAGGCTACAGTAGACATTAATGCTTCTACTGCAGTTACAATAAGCAATGATTTAAAACTAGACAGTGACTCTGCTGTTCTAGGTTTTGGTGCTGATAATGACACTACCCTTACACATACAGACGGCACAGGTCTTACTCTTAATAGCACAAATAAATTAACATTTGGTGATGTAGCAACATTTGTGCAACAATCTTCTGACGGAGTATTACGTATTGACGGTGAGGCAACTGTAGACATTAATGCCTCTACAGCCGTGCTTATTAGTAACGATTTAAAATTAGATAGTGACGCTGCTGTATTAGGCTTTGGTGTTGACAATGATGTAACATTAACGCATGTAGCTGATACTGCGCTGCTATTAAATAGCAGTAGACAGTTACAATTTGGTGATAGCGGAACATACATTCATCAATCAGCAGATGGTGTTCTTGATCTTGTGGCTGATACAGAAATAGAAATTAATGCCACCACTATTGACATTAATGGTAACGTAGATATATCTGGCACACTAACAATTGGTAGTGCTGAGATATCAGAGACAGAACTAGAAATACTTGATGGTGCTACGGTCACTACAACAGAATTAAACATTATAGATGGTGATACAACTGCCAGTTCTACAACTGTAGCTGATGCAGACCGTGTTGTATTCAATGATGCTGGAACTATGAAACAGGTGGCGGTCACTGACTTAGCTGCCTATTTTGATGACGAAATTACAGCAATGCCAAACCTAACATCTGTTGGCACGTTGACAACTTTGACTGTAGACAATGTAATTATTAACGGATCAACCATTGGACACACGGGCGACACAGACTTGATGACTGTCGCTAGTGGTGTTCTTACTGTGGCTGGTGAAGTTGATGCTACAAGTTTGGACATATCTGGTGATGCTGACATTGATGGTACACTTGAGGCTGATGCAATCACTGTAAATGGCACAGCACTGAATACTGTTATTGCGGGTGTGACTGTTACTGACGCAACCAACTCTGCCCACGTTTTAGTAACTGACAACGAAAGCACCAACGAAGAAAACCTTATTACTTTTGTAGAGGGTGCTACTTCTAGCACAGGTAATGTTGGTCTAGAAATGGATGGTAATCTTACCTACAATCCAAGTACAGGTACTATAACATCAACTATATTTAAAGGTAATATAGATGCAGTGGACGGAGACTTTGACGGCACTCTGGAAGCTGACGCAATTACATTAGATGGCACAGCCGTTACAGCCACTGCCACCCTTGATACAGGCATCTCAAACAATAACGTGCCTAAATTCACCAGCGGTGTTGTTGACAATGATTTCCTGCGTGTAGACGGCACAGCGATTGAGGGGCGTTCTGCTTCTGAGGTGTTGTCTGACATAGCAGCAGCACCAGCGGCTGGAGACTCTAACATTGTTACAACAGGTGCGCTAAATAGTGGCAGCATCACCAGCGGATTCGGTGCTATCAATAACGGATCAAGTGCTA